CCGTGTTGGCGTAGGATCACGAACTTATGTGGTCCAGAAGCCTCGCACGAACGCACCGAACGCGTTCAGTATGACACGCGTTCGGTGTCCGGTGCCCCCCACTAGTACAGTCGGGGCTGATCAGAGCGTTGCTCTGCTCAGCACTAACCCTAGTGGTCGGCTCGACTACTATAAAACGCTTGCCTACAACAAAGCTTACGCTAAGTTAATGGGTCAAGTTACAGAAGCGAGGTCAAGCCTCGCCCTGAATGTAGTCGACTATAAGAAATCCTTCGCGATGATTACTAGTCGCTTGGGGCAACTTCTTCGTATAGCCCGTGCCCTAAACAGGTACGATTATGCTGGAGCTTTTAAAGCTGCTGGACTGAACCCTGATCGGGGAGTCCAACATGTGAAAGAGCAACGGGGCTATAGGGGCAAAGGCAAACGGAGGGCCGTTTCTAGGTCCGACCGGGCAAAATCTGCCGCGGGTGATACCGCTAATGCCTGGTTAGAGCTGCAATTTGGGTGGATACCTGCTGTTAAGGACATTGGTGATGCTATCAAGGTCCTAGGTAATACACCGCCAGCGCTAACCTGCGTGGGGCATGGACGGGTGAAGATTGAGACAGGTGAATTCTTCCACGATAGTAATTTTCCCAAGGTTAAAATCTCGGGGATTGTGGGAGTTAAACACCAGCTACGTGTCCAATGCTCTAGCCCAAATCTACTGCTGCTTCACGAGCTGGGACTTGACAACCCAGCACACGTCCTCTGGGACGCGGTTCCATTCTCCTTTGTGGTGGATTGGCTCTTCCCTGTAGGAAAGTTTCTACAGAGTTGGACCGATTTCGTGGGCTTAACCGTCCATGATTCTTTCACAACGGTGTTTTGGAATGTTACTGACACGGGGAAGCAGGTTGCACCTAGTTTGTATACTAGGAACAGCCGTGCGATCCGAGTAGACCGTACGTTGGGGGTACCTAGTTTCAAGTTCCCAACGGTTGCTCAGTACAAGCACGGACTATGGAAGCAAGCAACTGAAACTGCTCTCATACTCCAAAAACTGATGCCTGTCCTCGACAGCCTTGATCGTAAGATCAAGCTCGGTCGTTGACCGGAGTTCATTAATTCCAAACCCCCAAGGGTCGTTTCCGACCCCAACCACAGGAGCAAATCATGCCCACAATGGCTAACATTACTGTCAAAAAAGCTGACACTACCACGGACATCGTCTGGTCGGCACTCACTCCGAGTGCTGGTGACAACGTCCCGGCCCAATGGCGTTCTGAAACGGCGTCTTCCCAGAACAACGGGAAGCCGCTCGCGAGTCTCACTTCCAAGTGGAATGGAGATCGGTCTGCACGACGGCTCAATTTTGAGTTTCGCTATCCACAGGTTGTCACTGACAGCACCACCGGTTTGGTATCGGTGGTGAATTACGTGCCAATCACCTTTTCCGCCGCTTTGGCTCAGGGTGTTCCTGATGTCGTTGCGGCTGAGGCCATCGCTCAAGCTATCAACCTGCTGAAAAGCACGTTGGTCCAACAGTCCCTAGTTGCCGGCTTCGCGCCGACTTAATTAGTGACCGTCGAAACGCTTGTGGCATTGCCACTGGCCTTCTTCGTTGGATTGCTCCTCGGAGCGTTCTTAATGGTCATCCGACCACGTTGATAGGTCCTTAACGGAAAAGAGGTTTCAGATGTCAAAGCACACTTTAGGTAATTCCTTCCAAAGTGTCGTGCTCAGATTCCTGAGCGCGCTGGACTCCCCACGCAGCCTCACGGTTGCGGTTCTAATAAAACATGGGGAATGGGACCAAGTCGTTTCTCTGACTTGCGCCCCCGAGCAGTACCGTGACGCTTTGCACTACTATAAAGCTGAAGCGGCTACTTCTCTCCTCCGGAAATGTGCCGGTTTACCGACCACGTTTAATCTGGAGGAAATTGCGCTGAAGTCCTTTAGCGCTGCAGAAATGCAGTGCTGCCGGACGAACGCCCGCCTTTCACACTTCATTCACAACGAGTCCGATTCTCTGGACCCTAATGATGAAGCGTTGTTTGCTATTATTGCAGACATTCGTAAAGATGTGACAGCTCTCCTAGGGGAGTTGCCCAGCGTGTTAGTTCCACGACATGGACCTGGCGCCACCTTTGGCGACCGTGGTGGCTCAGTTTCGGCCATTCACAAAATGTCTTCCCGTCCTACTATGACCTCTTCTGTATCCTCCTTAATGCCACTTTGGCGCGACACCGCATGGTGCCGAGGGTTGATGGAAAGTCATGACAATCGTTCGCAACCGAAAGCCGTCAAAGGCAATAGGTTTACAACGGTCCCAAAAGATGCTACTAAGGACCGCGGTATCGCGATTGAGCCGTCTCTAAACGTGGGTTACCAGCTTGCGCTGGGTGCCCATATGAAGAGCGTGCTTCAACGTAAGTGGTGGTTAGACCTTCGTAAAGGTCAGACCCTTCACGGGTGGTTAGCCCGTGAAGCCTCTCGCAAGGGCCATCTCTGCACGATTGATTTATCCAATGCTAGCGACACGGTCTCTAAGAATTTAGTCAGGTTATTTCTGCCTGATGCATGGTACGATGTCTTGTCCATGCTGCGATCCCCTGCGACTCACGTCAAAGGAAGATGGCATTACTTAGAGAAATTCTCATCTATGGGTAACGGCTTCACATTCGAGCTTGAAACACTCGTGTTCGCCGCCATTGTCCGGGCTTGCGCCCGTCAGCAAGGTATCACTCTCACCCCGATGGATTTTGGGGTTTACGGAGATGATATTATCTGTCCCAG